GTAACTCCAGCAATAGTTCCTGCAACAGCCATCTTATCTAAGTTACCTTCTTTATCTGTGTATACAGCTTTTAATGCCTTACCACCTAAATCTTTTAATGCTGTTCCTCTTTCACCTAAAGTTGATTGTGGACTAACTAATGTTTTTAATAAATCAGTTGTAGTTTTTTTTGCAACTTCTCCACCACCTTGAGTTAAACCAGTTGTTGCTTGTTCTAAAGGTAATGTTTCTTTTGCAAAGTCTGTTGGTAAATATTGTCCTTCAGGTACAGCTTGTGGTCCACCAAATATTGGATACTGACCTAATTTTAATCCTGTTGAAGTTCCAATAGGTGAGCTACCTAAACTACCAAGACCAGACATAATACCTTGAGAAAAATCTGCACCTGCAAATGGATTAACACCTTGTTGAAATCCTGCGCCACCTAAATATCTAGCAGCTTGTCCACCACCATAGGTTAGAATACCTCTTTTTAAAGAATCACCAATACTTCCTGATTTATCAAACCCACCTATAGCAGCCATACCTCCTGCAAGTAATGGGTTAAACGGAGCTACAAACGGAGCTGCTTTACTAGCTACATCTGCTACTTCATTAGGTATAATTTTTCTAACGGCTCTTTTAAGCTTACTTCCTAAACCGAATTTTTCTCTAGGTGCAATATCCATGATACCGCCACCTGCTCGTAATTGTCTGTTCATTTGCATTCTTGATATTGCCATAATTTAATAGTTTATAATGTAAAAGAGCAGGGAATGATACCTGTAATTGACGTAATTTACTTGATTTTATTGACTTAGTCAATCTTTTTAAGATTCTGTTGCATGTCCTTTAACAGGTTTCCAGTGTATCTATATTCACCAATATGTGTAAGATTATCGGGTACATATAAATAACATTTACCACCTATTTCAGTCCATCTTTTACAGAATCCAAAATCCTCACCATAATACCTTTTAGTTTCAGGTTCATGAAATGTGTCAAAAAAGTTATAATAATATGGTTTAGTAGATTCCTCACCATTGACAATGGTTGGTTGTTCTATCTTTAAGTTTGGATACGCTTTAATCATCTTCTCAAATACTTGTTTTTTAATTAACATACATCCAGTTGGTGCATGAGAAACTTCCATAATACCTTTGGTTACAGATATTTCTTTAGTGTGTTCTAGTTTAATTGGCCAAGTAAAACCCATCATGGATAACGTTTCAGAATCTAATTCTTTACCTTTTATTCTATGACTTATTTTATCCCAATCTAAATGTTTTAATGGATATGGTGCAGCAATAACTTCTTTGTCCGCTTCAATCATTTTAAAGATGGTATCTGGACTAAACTCTATATCAGAATCAATAAATAAAAAATGACTATAGGTGTCACTTAATTCCATGAAGTTAGATACACATAAGTTTCTACCTTGAGTAACTAATGATGATTTTAATAATGCAAAACTAACTAGTATACCTTTACTAAGACAAGCTTGTTGAAAAGATAATAGAGCTTGTGTGTAATGAATAGAACATTCACTATGTACAGGTGTTGCTAAATATATACATGGTAATTTACTATTAGATTCTACTTTTGGTTTTACCCATATTGGTTTACTTGGATCTTGCATTTAGTGCTCCTTTTAAAAAATTAGTCCAAGCGTTTCCTTGTCTTGTCCAATTGTAGTATTGATTAGTATATTCCACTTGCATTTTTAAGTGTTGCTTAACTCCATCACTATAAAGTTTTTTTGCTGAAGCATCTATTGCATAAGCAAAGTTGCTAGCTAAATTCATATAGTTTTTTTGATATGGAATATAAGTAGAAAACTCTGCACATGTTTCATACAAAGCTCCATTATTTGTGGTAATAAGATAAAGACCTGCAGCCATCGCTTCTACTGCTGATATACAAAATGTTTCTTCCCATATATTTGGATACGCAAATATATCATACTCATGTAAATGTTCTTTTATATATTCATTAGGTTTATATCCAATGTAATTTACATTAGGTAAATCTTTTGCTTGTTGATATAATTCTTGCCATTGTTTATCGTTAGCTTCTTTAAAAGCTTTTCCATATACTTCTGTTGATGAATATACATCAAGTTCAATATTAGGATTGTTTAGTAACTGCATTGTAGCTAACATTACATTTAATCCTCTCCATGGTGTTGGATGAAAGATTAGTTTTATCTTATCTTTCTTTTTATCAATATCTCTTGGCTTAATACTATCAACTGCATTTTTAATTACCAAAGATCTTTCTGTAGGTATATCAAAATTATATCTAAACTTTTCATAGTTCCAATGTGAATTAAATACATACCAATCATATTTTTTATGATTAGATTTATCTTTAAACCATGGTGCTAAATTACCTTGGTCATATGAATTTTTTTGCCAAAGTATATTTAACTTAGTTGGATGTAATGGTATTTTTTCTGGTACTGATGTTGTTATTTGTACTTGATCCAGTATGCTTTTATCTACATACTTATTTAAATACTCTAACTGTAATTCAGTACCACCTCTAGGTGATTCCATAAATTATTTTTTACCCATTACTTTTTGTAATAAGTCTAATCCTTTATTTGTTACAGTGACCGCAGTATCTACTGCTAAATCATCTTCTGTATGATTCTTTAAAAACTCTTCCTTAGTTTCATAAATCTTTTTTGTAGATTTACTTCTAAAGGTTTGTTTTGTTTCTGTTTCTATCTTTACTACTTTATCCATTTTCTTGTGATCTATCTATCTGTAAATAACTAATAACACCTTGTATGGTATTAGCAATTTCAGACTTCACTTTTATAGCATCTCCTGCCTCTAAATTCAAGGCCTGACCACAAACATTTAATTCAGTTGTGTCAGCGGCAACATCTTTATGAAAAAATTCATAGTCTGTACCTGCTGAAGAATCGTGTAAAAAACACTCTAATAAAAGATTGTTATTGTGTTCATTAGTAATATTCATACCTTTGACAATAACGATAGAGCTTGTATTAACAGTTAATACTGTTGTTAAATTAGTTGTTGTTAAATTAAAACCTTGATTTTTATAAAAGTTTGCCATTAGAATAAAAACCACTCCAATCTTGTTTGTTCATCTTTTAAATCTTTTTGATAACCAAAGTTTAATTGATTCTTTAATGTTTCTAGAGCCTCTATTAACTGTTGACTATTATCAACTTGTGTTTGTTCGTCTTTAATAAAAGTTGGAAATACTGGTGTTACTTTTGCCATTACCTTCTACCTCCAGCAAGAATATCTAATCGCAAAGTTCCATATCTCCAAGACTCATCTACTGCATCATTTTCTATTTTTAAACTTACTTGTCTTCCTCTAACTCTTGTACTTACAAAAGTTGTAGTACTATTACACGTAAATGGTCCAGTAATCAAGGGTGCTACAGCACTAGATGTATCCGCCTGATTAGGGTAATTTTTAAAGAACATAGTTATTTTTGCATTACCCGATAAGTTTTTAAAGTCAGGTATAAATCGTGATACTCTCATAATATTTTCACCATCACCAGCTAAGCCTTGTTGCATGGATATATCATAATCTCCAGATTGTATGTAAGAAGTAATTGCTGTTTCAACACCATTTGCATCTACTTCATTAACTCCTGTTTCATGGGCCCAATATTTACTTGCTCCAAATGTATTGGTTGCACCATTAATAACTGGAAACGTAGGTGTACTAGATGTTGTAAACTCTGTTGCATAAGGTAATCCATAAGTGTGAGCATCATTATATGATGTTCTAGATAAGGATCCTGTTGTCCAGGTTTGTTCTAAAAAATTATAAACTACATTTCTATTTATTTGTTGTGAACCTGATGCTGCATAGTACCAGCCTACTTCATTATACAATGAGTTATGATAACCATATGCAATTTGATTGGCATCATAATTAATTCCTAAATTATCTCCTTGAGTAGTAAATACAAAATCTTCAACTAGTGACGGCAGTTGTTTTACCGTACCATCATACATAAAGAATCCACCACCAAATCCCATCCAAAAGACTGCGCCTTGTGCATACACCATTGCATGTTGACCTAAACATCCACAGTTAGAACCTACTTGTCTAATACTAAATGTGAAAGGTGGGCCCACAAACTGAATAGCATAAGCTGCTTGATCCGTGAGCACTAAAATATAATCTTTACCTTGTACGGCTCCAATGATTTCATTTCCTTGGTCCAAGAGAAATGTACCTGCAGTATTGGTTGCAGTAGGTGTCCAAGTGTTAATATCTTCTTGATTAGAAAATCTAATAAACATTTTATTTTGAGTTGAAGGTGAACCTATAGTTTCTTCAGTACCCATTAAAAATAAATGTCTATCTCTATCTGATACAAGACTCATTAAAGATGCAGTTGGTGCACCACTTACAACAGCAGCTCTAGTTTCTAAAGCTCCAGCTGCTCCTGGATTCCATGTATATGTTGCACCATTCTTAACTGTTGCAACAAGTAACTGTCCATAATTATCGAGGCTCCAGGAACCAGGATCGAGTGTAACGTTTGTTACAGAAGATTCTTCTCCCCATTCACCTGATCCCCAACTATCTGTACCCCAACCATAAGCTGGTGTTTGAAAAACTGGACCAATAGTAATGTATGAATTTAATGTTGCAGATCCTTGAGCCGACATTCCTGTGCCAGTTTCATTAGATGGCATAGTAATGGTAAAAGTGTTTCCGGTAGGTGTTGCAATAACTTCAAACACATTTGTTTCAAAATCATTTGTTGTGTATCCTGTTTCACCACCACCAGGTAATGATACAGATTTAAATTTAAAATAATCTCCAACTAATAAACCATGAGATGTTAAGTTAACAGTAACTGTCGCTGAACCTGTTGTTGAATCAAAGGTTGCTCCTGCCTGATCTGCATTAATAGGTGTAATATCATAAAACCCACCTTCATAATAAATAACTAATACTTTAGATGTACCTAGAGCTGCGTATTTTTTACCATCTAAATCTGTCCATGTATGCTGATCTCTAACAGGTCCTGATATAGTGTTATCTACTAGTTGCTGCCAACCGCCTATTTTTTCAGGCTGACCATATCTAAAACGTACATTATCCCCATCTACCCATTGACCTTCTGCTCCGGTCTCTGTAGCTTGTTTGTTAAATCCTGGCTTAAATTGTATTTTCTGAAGCATAGCACCTCATTATATATGCTTTTTATTATTTTGGTAGTATTTTCTTAAACTCCCATTTATCATTATTCCATATTTTTTCTACGCCTTTGGCAAGATTAATAGAGAATATGATCCTATCTTCATTTGTTTCATTTGGCAATGAATAATGTTTTTTATCACAGTTAAATAATAGTATATCACCTTCCTCAACATTTTGTTTCTCACCATCTAAAACAAAATCACCTGACCTTTTAGGTTTTTTAAAGAAATAAACACCGGCCTTACAATCTACATTTTTTAACTCTTCTATTGTAGGAACATGACTGTGCTCTTGTACATAACCACCCTTACCATATTTATTTGCCCATACTTCTAATAGTTTGTAATCTTTACCAGCCATATCAATAAATTCATTTACAATTAAATTGAGTATTTTATTATCATTTATAATTAGATGGTTTGAATATGATGATTGACCATTTACCACACCTTTATATTCAGTAAAGGTCATTTGATTTAAAGAATCAAAAACTTCTACCTCATCTAATATTAATTTTCTTTTAAGAGTCTGTGTCATAATAATTAAAATTAATTACCACTCTAAATTCTTGATCAGTGCAAGAGCTTCCCGTATGCTCTTCTCTAGAGTTAAATATTACCATTTTATTTTCTTCACTATTAACTTTTGATTTTTTAAATTTAGTGTAACCATTGTTAGTGTTCATATAAAGAATAGCTGTTTTTTGTTTAGTATTTTTTTTAATGGGATTAACATCTGTATGAAAGCCATGTTCAATTATTTTATTTGTTTTATATATAAGATTAGCTTTAATTCTAATTAACGCTCTTAGTTTAATTTTATCTAAAATAGGTAAAAGCAAATTATAAAAAGGGCTTGTAATTTGATTTTCTTTATAGAAATTATGTATAAATTGAAATTGATTGTCTCCTGTTTTAACTACTCCTTCTGCAAGAAACCAAGGGAAATAAGATCCTAACATATTTTCTTTAAGTTCTAAAAAATTTTGTTGATCTAAAAAGTTAGGTATGATCTTCATTTTTCAAACTTCTTACAAGAACATCTTGTGGTTCTATTTTTATCCAAGCAATTCCATTTTGATGGGCACTGTTGTCTCTTTTTCTTATATTTAATAAAGTAAATTTACTGGTAGATACTAAATGTTTTAGTTTATCTTTTTCTGGACACAGCTGATACATAGTTTCAGGTATTTTCCCTTTTTGTAAAGTATCTATTAACATGCTTAACATACTATATGCAGGCCAAAAACAAGGAGCACTATCAACAAAGACATTACAGTATTTGTTTACTTTAGGAAAAATATAAGCAAACATATCTAATAAAGCTAAAGGCTCTTTATAAAAATCAAAAAATACAAAATCTAATTTTTTTAGTTTAAGTTTGTTCATATAAATATCTCCAAACTCAAATTTAATTTGTTTACTTATATTTAATTCTTTAATTTTATTTTCTATAAAAGATTTGTAAGTTCCTTCTCTTCCATACCCTTTCCAGTGTTCTCCATTATCAAATGTATATACTTTACCAAAACCATTTTCTTTAAACGCTTGAGCTGCCATAAAAGAAGTACAGCCTAAACCCGTTCCAAACTCTATGAAGTTTTTAGGTTTTTTCATTTTTAATAACGAATACATAAATAAAGCTGTTGAGTATGTGTCATACATTTCACCTTCTTTTTCAATATACTCAAATACATTTTTAAAATTACTATTCATATGGTATAATATTAAATGAAATTGATATTCTATCTTTCTTAGACATATTTGCTTCAACTCTATGCTTTAACCAGGATGGAAAAATTAATAATTGACCTGCAACATTATCAAATTTCCAATCAGTAGAATTATATTTGTTAAACTCTGAGCATTGTTCTCTTTGTTCTATATAACAACCAATTTCTGCATCTCTTTCAAAAACTATTGATCCAGAATTTAGTGGGCATACAACATAAAAAACACCAGAAAATAAAGATCTAGGATGAGTATGTGTTACATTATAATCTTTATAATTATTAATGTTTATCCATAAATTACATATCTCTAATTTTTTATTTAATAGATATAGTTTTTTAAACTCATTTGCCACGGTTAATATTTGACTACAAAGTTCTTTTAATATTTGATTGTCTATTTTCATATTCAAACTTTGCCAACCGCCCCTGTTACTAAAATTCCTACCTCCTTTTTTCTTTTCTTGATAACATAGTTTAGTTAATTTTTTTAAATCTACATTTAAAGAGGTTTTTCCAACAGGGTTTGGTAATATTTCATAAACAACAGTTTCTAACATTTGTCTATAAGCTCTTTATTAATCCTTCTTAATTTTGCTACTTTATTACAAAATTCTTCATTTATTTTTAAAACGGTTTCTAATTGAAGTTCTAATGTTTCTATTCTTTCCTTCAATTCTTTGTTTAACATTACTTCAGATTTTTTAACTTCTGTTTCCATGTTAAGTCTACTTTTTAAATCTAAATTTTCTTGTTCTAATTGTTTTAATCTATGTTCCATTTTTATCCTCCTTTATGGTACAAACCTAAACCCAAAGTAGGTCTAGTGTCATATTTGTTTTTTATATTATTTTTATTTTTTTTATTAAAATGTAAAAAAACTTGAATGCATTTATCCCCCTTAAAAGATTCTCTCCAGTGTTCCAATTCACATCCTCTGTAAACCAACATATCACCAGGTGATAAATCAACTTTTATGTTTTTATTTTTTTTATTTTTAATAAAAATAGGCCAAAAATCTCCTGCAATATTTAAAGTAGTAGAAATTTCACAATGTTCCCTGTCTATATGTTTTTCTAAAACATTTCCTTTCACGTATATTCTACAATAACTGTAGTTTTCTATTAAAGAACACCCCACTTCTTTTTCCATTTTTTCTTTAACAATTAATAAAAGAGTGTCTAAACCAGGGTCTCCATAAAGATTATATATTCTTTCATCTGGGACTTGTAAATCACCCCAACTTCCATAATCTTTATTTAAAGGAGATACAGATTTTGTATTAGTTAGAAAAGTAAATATATCTTTTTTTAAACTTATATATTTAGTTAGATAATCTATTAAACTTTTATCTAAAGCTTTTTTAATTACACTGTATCCATTTTCTTTAAAACTCATTTTATTTCTTTAAGTCTTATATTTAAAGCAAAACTAATTCTCTCCTTATCCGATAAATTTTCTTTTACAGAATGTTGTAAATAACTTGGGAACATAACCATCATTGACTCTTCTGGAGTTACTTTCCAACTCATAGAATTTAATGCATGATGTGCTTCCATTTCAAAATTAAAATAACCACACCCATGATTTATATATGGATTTTGATAAAAGTTTATATCTCCACAATTTTTAGGTGCCTTAACATAAAAAACAATACTAAAATCAGTTCCACTATGAGTGTGCATATGATTTTCATGACCTTTTTTATTTACAGTAAACCATGGTTCTTCAAAAGAAACTTGTACGTCATTTTTAAAATGAAATAATTTTAAATTATCATATACGGTAGGCTGTATAAATTTTACAAATTCTTCTGCTAATTTATTTTTTATTAAAGGTTTAGAATGAAAACCACCTAAATTACTAAACCGTGTTTTTAAGTTTTTTTCTTTTTTTTCTAATTTCTTAACTAAAGTATATAATTTTTTATTTATACTTTTTATTTGTTTTCTTATTTTTACGTCTTGTCCATCACAATCAAATTTTTTTATAAATAATGGAACTCCAAATATGTTTTGCATATGATTCATATGTACCAACCTCCTAATGTATATCTGTCGTTTATTTTAACTTTATTGACCTTATGTAACATATTTCCATTTTTAAACAAGAGCAACTTTCCTGTTTCTGGTTTAATTTTTTTGATACCTATTAACTCTGTTTCTCCTCCTTTATAATTATCATTTAAATAAATAAAAAAACCACATTCATCTCCTTCATCATAATGAGGATCCATATAAGAACCTTTAGGCCAAAATACTATTTCATAATTTGAAAGTATGCATTTATTAAAAAACTTTTTTATATATTTATTTTCAATGGCGTTTAATATTTTTTTAAAATTAGAATAGTTTATATCACTTATTTTTAATGGTTTAGTTCCTGTAATTTTAGAACCATGTATATATGTTTTATTTATATTATCTTTGTAAACATTTATTATTTTTTTACATTCCTCTTTAGATAGAAAATTTTCTTCTTCAAAGTACATTTATTTAAAAGGATACCCTATACACCAGATAACTAAAGAATGTCGAATACCTTGTGTTACTGGTTTAACTCTGTGCCAGACATGAGATGGAAATACAACTATAGATCCTTTCTTTTGTAAAGGTTTGCATTTTAAAATTTTACTAAGAGGTTTTTCAGTTTCAGGATCATAATTCCTTGGGTCAAATTCTAATAAACCTCCTTTATAATTAGTACTATCTGATAAACTTATAATACATGATAACTTTCTTATTTTACCTTTTAAATTTATGTTATCAGAATTATTGGGTTCATGAAAAGTATCACAATGCCACCCATAATGTTGATTTTTTTTATATTCAGTAAATTGTGCAGATTCACACCAGTCCCACTCAAAATTCCATTGAGCAGAAGAATTAGCTATTCTTATAAATGGACAAATTTCATCATAAATAAATTTATCATTCATAAATACTATGTTTGAATTTCTTTTCTTTTTTAAATCTTTAATTTCTTCTTTAGTTAATTTTCTTTTTAAATCAGTATATTTTCCAATATTACCTAAATCTAATTTTCTTTTTTTAGCTAATGCTACAATTTCATCACAAAACTTACTTGGTAAAGCAGATTCAAAAAACCAAAAATGTTCTTTTAAAACCATTAAATTCTCCTTTGTTCTGATCCATGTTTTTTTAACAATGAACCATCTCTTTTACTTACATCATAAAAAAAGGTGATTAAGGTAAGTCTTTCTTCATTATCTTCATTATCAAAATTATCAACTCCATGAGCTTGATATGAATCAAATAAAATCATTCTATTATAAATAGAATTAAAAGAACATGTTTTTGTAAAATTAGAATTGTTATCTTTTAATGCATCTTGATAAATTTTTGAACTAGATGTTTTATTTTCTCTTATATATTTCCATTTAATACCTGTGTTTTTATCCATTCTATAATTAAAAAAATTATTAGTACTAAATAAAGATGTTCCATTGTTTGGGTTTTTGGATAAATAAATAATACAAGTAAATTCTGCTTCATCATCTTTATGAACCCATCCAGGTCCTTTATGATCTTTTGGTTTTATCTTTTGAAAAAATTGTGAACAATTCCATTGTAAGTTTTTATATTCGTTTGGAAATATTGAAGCTATTATTTTTTTAGTTGAATGAAGAAATAATTCATAATGAAGATTTCCAACATGCTCGCATCTTTCTCCAGGCCATTTACCTGTTTCATCTTTTTTGTAAGAAAAAGAATTAGCTACTTCAACAACCTTATCTGGGTTATCAAAAAAATTATCTATACAAACAGTTGGCCAAATCATACTTTATGAGTATGACTTATATCATTTATAAATAGAAAGTCTAGGTTTAAGCTAAATCCCAGCTAGAAGTAGCTGAATTCCAAAGATAATTATTATTATCTGTTCCTGTAGATTTCCAAGTTTGATCATCTTCTGACCACTCTTTAACAGGTAAATAAACATTTTCGTTTACATTTTGAACTGTTGGATACGCAACAGGCGCCTGCCAATCATCGTTAGCATCTAAAACCCATGAAGGATAAGGTTGTGGTGTAATAAACTTGTCTTTTAAAGAGTCGTAAGTATACCCCACACCTGCATATTGTTTTCTAAAATTGTTGTTATAAGACGTTTGTTTCCAAACTCCACCTTTAAATAAAGTTTGACAATAACTTTCACCATCAGGGTGCATATCATTTTCACCTAAAGGTCCAGCTGCTGTTGGAACATCATTTCCAATTACTACAACTTTTTCTACAATATTGTTTTCATCTAATTTTGCAAAATGTGCCATAAATCCTACGTATAAGTTAATGTTCCAGATACTGTAAATGTTGCATATGTATCTGATCCATCGGTTGCTGTTGTATTAGTTCCAGGAGCAACAGTTAGTCTAGGCGCAAGAGTTGTTGGGTATCTTAATACAACTATACCACTTCCTCCAGCTCCACCTAGCTGATATTGCTCATTGGCTCCGCCACCACCGCCTCCAGTGTTAGCCTGTCCTGGTTGACCTGCAGAACCGGGTCTAGAAGAACCGTTTCCGCCTCCGCCTGCTCCGCCTGATCCAGCTTGACGACCTGGCCAATAAACGGCTCCGCCACCGCCTCCTGCTCTTGTTACAGATGATCCTGTAATAGAAGAAGCTGATCCTGCTCCACCTGGGCCACCATTACCTTGCAACGGCGGACCTGTAGGAGTTCCATCTTGTCCAACTTGGTTAGCTCCTCCGCCACCGCCTTGTCCACCTTGAACAGGACTACCACCATTGTTTCCTTCTGGTGGAGTATATCCTCCAGCGTTTCCTGTAGATCCAGAACCTCCAGATCCACCTGGTTCACTATTTTTACCTCCGCCAGAGGCTGCAAAAGTTCCTACACTTGAATCTACTCCAGGAGTTCCATCTCCTGAGTTTCCAGGATTACCTGCAGCTCCGCCACCACCTACAGTGACTGTTGTTACTGCGTCTTTTATAGTTAATTGTGTTCCACCTGGATATGAAGTTCTATAACCGCCTGCGCCTGCGCCACCAGAAAAAATCCAGTTAACACCGCCACCACCTGCAACAATAAGATAGTCGACATCAAAAGCTATTCCACCTTTTCTTTGTCCAAATCCCCCTGCTGATCCTCCTGCAAGTGTACCTATAATTGGCATCTTTCTATATTCCTCCTATTACGCAAACTGCGTTTGAGCTGCTAATACAGTAAATGTAGACGAAGCTGTTTTAATAGCTGTGAATGTATACACATCATTTGATGTTGTATTACCAGCTGAAGGTGCTGATCCACCTTGCCATACTGGAGTTACAACTGAGCCATCTACTTGTACTGTTGTATTATAATATGCTGTTGCACCTTGTTTTGAAATGTATGCAATGGTAACTGATTCACCTGTATCCATAGAAGCATCTAAAGAATTTGAACCATCACCTCTTAAGTTAACTGTAAAGTTTGCAGAAGCTGCTGCAGTATCTAATTGAACTGCTTGAGTGTTTGTGTCAAAGTTTATGTTAGAAGTAAATGTTCCATTAACAGTTACTTTTTCTGCAAGACCATTAATCTTACCATTACCATTTAATGTAACTCTTCCAATTCCTTTTGGAGTTAAATTAAAATCAATGTTTGTATCAGTTCCAACTGCTGCAACATCTGGTGCTGAACCAGTTGCTTGGTTAGTTACATCTAAAAAGTTTACAGCTGAAGCTGTTTTTTGAAATCTAATGTATGGATTATTTGAATCATCTTCAATTGCACCAGCGTCATCAACAATAATGTCATTACCATTTGTATCTAGTATTCCAGATAGTGATGGAGAAATATCATTTGAAACTTTTCCAATGTTTGAATCTGCAACATCAGTTCCATTTACATATACAAGTTTTGCACCTTTATCAGTAGCTGAGAAAGTTACACCTGTTTGACCAGAAACTTTTACCGTTACAGTGAAAGCACCTGATGTGCTGTTTTTAACAATGTAAACTTTATTAGTTACACTTGCTGGAATAGTAACATCAACATTACCTGTGATTGTTCCAGTTAATTCGATAACTGCATTTTTACCATTTGAAGTTGCTGCGTTTGTAAATGCAAGAGTTGCACCTGTTGTTGCATTTAATGCAACTTGTTCAAAACCAGCGATAGCTTGTTGTACAATTACTAAGTTTGTATTTGTGATATCACCCCATAAACCAGCTTTTTCACCGGTAACCATTAACTCTAGTTTAAGGTCTGTTGAATAACTTGATGCCATAATTTTAAATCCTTATATTTTATATTTACTAAATTTAAGCGGCTGTGTCAATCTCATTCCAAGTGACACTAATTCCGGTGTCGACAATCTGCCAAGATTGTACATTAATGCTTCCAGAAGTTATTGTCAACTGATTTCCAGTTGGGAAAATTTCTGCCGAAGCACCTGCTACTGCACTATTTAAACTAGTATTTAACTGTTGTCCAGTTATTTCTGCAATAGTTACAGCATCTAATTCTGCTTGTCCTTGAGCTATTTCTAAGCCAATTCCAGTAATTGTAACATTAGCATCTGCTTCAATAACTGATCCTAAAGCAACACTAGCTGTTAAACCAATACCAACAACTGTAGCATCTGGAGAAGGATCTACTGTTCCTTCAGCTGCTGTTAATTCATTACCTGTTACAGCGGCATTAGTTAATATACCTACATCAGTAACTGCACTTCCACCCCATTCTGTAGTAGTTGCACCCCATTCATCTTGGCCCCAAGTTTCTTGAATACCTGAAGTTACACTTAAACCTAAATTAGTATTATCTAATTGTACAGAAACCCAAATACCTTCTGCACCCCAAGCTTCAGTTCCCCATCTATCTCTACCCCAACCTTGCTCATTATAAACAGTTAAAGAACCTAAACCTGTATTTAATTGTTGACCTGTTAGTATTGCATCAGGAGCAGGATCAATTGTTCCTTCTGCTATTGTTAATCCTTGTAATGGATTTTGATCTAAGAAAACTTCTGTTGCAGAAAATACTAAAGGAGTTCCTAAATTTTGAATATTTAATTGTCGACCTGATACGTCAACTTGTTGACCTATAGCAACATCGGTTAATGATGGACCACCCCATTCTGTAGTTGTTGCATTCCATCCTGCTTGACCCCAAGATTCATTAGCACCTGAATCTACAGTTAAACCTAAGCCTGTTAATTGAACATCAAGTGTACTTTCTCCCCAGTTTTCTGATCCCCAGAAATCTGAGCCCCAACCTTGATTTGGATAAGAGTCTACAGAATTTAAGGCAATAGAAGATCCTAATCCTGTAACTTGTTCTGTTACATTATTTTGATCACCCCAATTACCTGCGTTCCAACTAAGTTCGCCCCAAGCGTTGGCCATAATAGGTTTACCTCCCTATTACGCGTTACCAATTCTTAGAATCGCTGCTGAAGTTGTGAAAGCTGGGAACTGAATTGTAAATGTTCCTGAAGTTGCTGTTTTGTCTGCACCAAAATCTAATACTGCAACCGCCGCATTTGACGATGAAGTATTATAAATTAATGCACCTCTAGCTGTAATTGTAACACCAGTAAAAGATAAATCCGCAAAGTCCACAATTGCAACTCCTGATGCAACTGAAGTACTTGGATTTGGTTTTACTAGAGTTCCACCACCTGTAGCATACTGACCAGAAGCCGGAACTTCATTAGTCGATGTGTAAACTGTAGTA